CAAAGAGTGTACGCAAGTGAGGTTACAAGTACGGCTAAACCCAACATTTGATGGGCGTAGCTTACGAGAAGTCCTGCTCCCGTTAAAGACCAAGACGTGATAACGCTATCAGCACTCTCCTTTGTCATCTTTGTTTAGGGTGTTCTCGTATGCAGATACCAAGACACGAACCTCATCTAATTGCATTAGTAGATTCGCCTCTTGCTGCTTTAATGCATCAAGCCGTTGTTGTAGGTGTTCCATCAGTAGGGTAATTCCCTGCTAATTTACGCTTCTTCGCCTTCTGCTACAACTTCTGCAACAGGTGCAGGAATCATTGCCCAAGCATCGTTGGCAAGGGTGCGGTAGTAGCCATCAACTCCCAATACCTCATCGGCAGCAGGGTCGTTTACTGCAAGAACCACGCGCCAATAAGATGAAGCGATTACGGCTCCGTCTTTGGTAACGTCTGTGGTTTTGCGAACTGCGATAGTTCCGTCAAGGCTGACGTTAAATTCGCTGATGTAGATTACTTCTTCAATCATTTTTTTGTTGTTTAGTTGTTATACGAAGTAGGTAAGCGAAAGAATTATTTCACTATTATTTGCAAAATTAGCATCTGTCAAGGTTGTAGCAACTCCTGCTTCTGTAACCTCCTGTAAATCTATAATTGTAGAATTATTCCTACCAAACGATTGATGTTGATTTGCAAAAGAAACAGAAAACAAACAAGTACTTGAGGCCGTTAAAGCATTTTGGCTATTCTGAATAGTAAAAGGCAATCCCGTAATTACCGCAGCCCCCGCAGAACTTCCCTTTGAGGACAAAGCAAGATAACCATTTACCGTGACTTGCCTTCCTATTTTAGTGTATGTACCTGTGTTGGCTGCATAAGTCACACCAACAGCCGCACCACCAAACGATACACCCATAGTCCAAGTTCCTTCTTCGTAGTCATCAAGGGCGTTGGCTGCTGCGGTGTCCCCGTTGAATTGGATGCCGCCACTATTAGAAGTCAAACGAAGGTAGCCATCTGAAGTGATAGTTGCACGTTCTAAATTGGTAGTCGTTGTTGAAGTGATAAAAGTTATATTTCCGTGAGTTGCTGAATTAGCACCAATGCTGAAAATGCGTGTACTTCCACTAAAAAAATCAACAACAGAAGATGATGCTCGGTCAAGAGAACTTAATGCCCCCGTAACTTGTAAGGCTCCGCCCGAAACTACCAATCTCTCCAAAGGCGCACTCGTGCCGATGCCTACGTTGCCTCCCGTAAAGTATGAATTGGCATTTGATGCAATTACATTTTTTAAAGTGCCATTATTGTATAAATACAAAGTACCCGAGTCATCTGATTCTTTTGCAAAAAAAGCAAGTGCATTGTTTAATGAGTTCTTAAAAAGAACATTCCCATTAACCTGCAAAGGGTGGTCGGGAGAAGCCGTACCAATACCAACTCGGTTGTTAGCGGCATCTACAACAAGAGTAGAAGTATCAATCGTGACGTTGCCCGTTACCGCCAAAGTTCCTGCGATAGAAGCAGCAGTCGTTGACAAAGACAAGGTTGAGTCATTACCCAAACCATCGCTTAACGCCTTTAGCGTACCGCTTAATGGCCCGTTGTCCGTAACCTTAATAAGGCTATCGTATGTGTCCTGTGGGGTTGTCCCCGTTAATGTTGTTCCCATTTCTAATTATTCCAAGTTGTTGACCAAGTATTCCAAATTTCTTCTATCAACTGCCAAGCACCTTGCTCGTTGTTGCCGTAAAGGTTAGTAGTAGGATGACCATAAGACAATGGCTGAACCATACCCCAAGAGATACTATTCGTTGCTGCTGCTTGACCCCAATAGATGTCATTGTTTGCTGCTCCTTGTCCCCAATCGCCTTGAACTCCCATTGTCTAAATAACTCTTTAACTTCACAATGTTGCTACGCTTCGGAGTGTATGTCTGTTTCTTACCACTCATAACACCCAAGAGCTGAAGTTAGAGTCAGTATCTGGGTAAACGTCAGCATTGTTGTTGCTATTGTATTCTGGGAATGAGGCTTGGTTGTAGCTCATATAAGTGATGAACCTGTCGGTGTAGTACTTTGCCAAATCCCGTGCCTTGCCTACCAAATAGTCAACCTCAATCTTCTCTGCCGTTGTGCTATTCTCGGAGTTGTGCTTGAACACACCACCATTGCCGATGGTATAAGCAGCGAAGGGCAAGTACTCCACCATTGCAAAATGGATTAACATCGGCTGCAAGTAGTCGTTCACCAACGCCAAGTAAGGGTTGGTAAGAGTATTGGCGATGATGTCATTGCTGATCTTGTCGTAGAGTTTCGTTCCAGTATAGTTTTGCAGGTGTATCTCCTGTGCTATCTTGATGAACTGGATGAACTTGTCCGTGTCCACGTTACCGCCTATTGCGGTGTTGCGAACCAAGTCCTCTCTTTTAATGAATAATGCCGTTGCCATATCTTATCGTGGGTTTATAAATCCTTGATTGGGCATATCAACAGGTCGCTTCGCTACGTTTGTAGGATTGGTCTCAAGTACCACGCCCTCCTTCTTTGCCTTGTTTACACTCACCTCTGCGTTGGGATTGCCTACATCGGGAGTTACGCCTTCGCCTTTTGCCAAGTACGTCTTGCGCATCCAAAAGTGATGGCACCTTGCACCGCCCTTGTAAAGCCATATTGAATAGGTTGGACTGCCGTTTGCTCCAAAGCCTACTCCGTTAACAGATACATTGTTTACTACCTGACCACTCATACGCAGGATGTCCTCCTTGCGGTATACCTTGCCTGCTGATACCATCTTCTTGCAGAACTCACGGCTATTGGTCTTTGTAGTTTCGGGAGCGTAAGCATAACGAACCTTGTACCTCTTGCCTTCTTCAGTTACTCCGTCTTGGCTGCTCTTGGCGTTAGGGAATGCTGATCCTGTTGATGCAAAAGCGTACTTGCTTAATGCCTGCTCCGCATCGTAGTCAACGGGTCTTTCATCTACAAGCTCCCATTCATCTTCGTTGATGACCTCACCCAATATCTCAAGCTCTGCGAACATAGCATCAAAATGCTCATCAGTCGGCTCTTGGCTTGACAACTTCACGCCAGTCTCCTCCTCACGGGTCTCCATATCCATAGGAGTCACTACGTCTTCCGTAAACTCTAAAGGCTGAAGGGTCTTGAAGTACAAGTTTAGGCTGATGTCATTGTACGCAAGAATCATATCTATGCCGTCAATGATAATCTCCTGCTTGGGGCGAATAACAAGGTTATCCAAAAGCGTAGAAGCGGTCTTTAGCTCATCAGCGTTATTGCCTAATCCCGAATTGTCCTTGATGCCCAATAGCATAGGGCTGACAATACGATGCGAGACCATTATCTTCTGCGTTGCCTCTGAACTCAAGAACTGATATTGCTCCGCAGCATCCGATAACTGCACAGGGTCAACAGTAGCCGCAAGGTCTTTGTTATCGTTAAACGCAAGGATAAACTTGCCCGAGTTTGAACTACCGCTAAACTTCGTTGCTATCTGCTGCTCTATGCTCCTGCGCTCCTCCTCGCTTGGTACTCCGTTGTTGAAGTTGATAAGCATTGAAGGCGCAAGGCCGTTCTGAATGTTGTTGATGTGGTAGTTTGCAATCTCCTCCTCAAGCTCTGCGTAGGGTAGGCCACCTTGATAGTCTACTGGGGAGTAGTAGTAGAATCCTGCTCGGTATGGCTTGATGTAAAGAATCTCCAATCCCTCTTTGCTTGTGCCAAATGCAGGGATGCGCACAGGTGTCTCTCTCCTGCCTTTTACGTCTTCCCAATCCTTTGCGTAGTAGTAAGCCTCAATCTCTCCGTCTTCGTTGCACCTTGAGGCTCGTAACGTCTCTACTGGGATGTGCTGCACCTCTACAATCATATTGTGATCTTGTGAGTACACAACCTGCATACTGCATTGCCCCATCATCACATAGTCCGCTACCACCTTCTGCAAGCAGGCTTTCGTGAACAAGCCACGCATCGCTGCGTACTCGCTCGGCTTCTTGGCAGAGTCAGACGCATCCAGTCCTTTACCGAAGGTCATATCCATTAAAGAGTTGAGGATAGCGTTGTTGGTGGGTGAGCCGTTGTACCTGTCAATCAGATACCCGAAGTAGTCGTTGTTGTCTCCGTATTCTACATAGTCCTTCCCTTGCACCTCTTTAACAACAGGTGTGGTGTATGAACTGAAGTTCACAACGTGGACTTTAGATGATGATGTACTCATTGTCATAGCTTGTTTCTTCGGTGTAGACGTTTTGGTTCACCGTAAATTTCTCGTAGTCTGTTTGCGAAGTTACGAATACCCTATCCCGATATATTAGATTTCCCGATGCGAATACCTTTAAGCCATAGAACCTATTGTTGACAAGGCTAAACGTGCCTGTAAGGGTCATAAAACCATTAGCAGAGGCAGCCGTAACCGCAGGTGTTGCGGTGGTGTTTGTTGATTCATCAATCAGCGCAATCGTAACGCTCGCAGGGAATGTGCGTGGTATGATTACTATGGCTTGTGGCGAAGCTGATACTTGAAGGATATGCATCTTAAATAAATAACCTTTTACTTTGGATTTGTTTGAAAATAGAAAAGGGGCTTACGCCCCCTTAACTGTTTTATCACTCTTGCGTTTTGCTAAAGCAAATATGTTAAATCTTAATCGGCTTAAAACGACTCAAGATACCTTTAAGCTTTGCAGCAGCATCAATTGCTTCTTTAATGGTCTGCTCGGCTTTATTAAGATTGAAAGGTTCGGGTATTTTAACACCCAAGTTTTTTTCTGCTTTGGAGATGTCTGCACGAATCGTTTGAATTTGCTTCAAGTAGATGTCCGAACCATTAAGGTATCGGAATGTAACGTCAGCTTCATTGATTGCATCATTGTATTTGCGCAGTTGGTCTTGAAATTGATTTCCTTCCGCCATTGCCACCATAATGGTTCGGCTTGCATCAGCAACCGTTTTCTCCATAATTGGAAGGCGTGACTTTAGGGCATCAGTATTTAATTCAACCTTGATAACTTCTGCTGAACGTATCTCCTCGCCAATTTTGGCGATTTTAGAAAAAATTTGTTTCATTATTTGAATTTACTTACGATTTCACCAATCATACCAAACGTATCTGCAATCATATTAGAGTATGCTGCAATCTGAACACTGCCAATTTGGTCAAGGCCTTGCGGTGGTTCAATCCCAATCTCACGAAATAATTTTTCAGCCTGTTGGCGTGACTTCGTAATTTGGTCAATATCATTATTCAATGCAGTTGCCTCACGCTCTAAATTACCTACTTCAGCAGCAAGTTCACGAACACGAGCAAGTACATTATCACGGTCTTGCGTATGCTTCTTAAATCGTTTTAAAAAGTCATCCTTGAGTTGCTCAAGGTTAGCAAGTTCAATTTTTCTCGGCTCTTGAGCTGAGAACTTTGCAAATATATTATTGAGTGTACTCATTGTGTAAATATAAGGGGGCTTGCGCCCCCCTAATTCATTTACGAGTTAGAGCCCACTACAATCGTTTCAACTGCACCTGCAAGTCCTGCGAATGGATTGGCAACGGTAGCACCTGCGATGAAGTTAGCAGGAAGTTGCTCTTGTCCCTCCATTGTCAAAGTGTAGCCCGATAGGTCACCCATTGCGGCACCAGTTACAATCGTTCCACCCGTTACTTCGGCTCCGTAATTCAGACCCATCATAAAGGCGTTGCCGTTGTAGTCTTGTACCACAACATAAGGCCTTCCATAAGCAAGCAACTTCAATTCTTTGTTGTCCTCCTTTGTGAGTTTGGTCAACGTCAAATTCAAAGTCTGCGTGAAGAAGGTAGTACCATTCTCACGGCTTGAGTTAAAGGTTTGCTCAAAAGAGCTATTGCCTTTTACAAGATATTGGTAAGCAGAGAAAGTACCACTGATGTTGGTAATCTCATCGTTGGTGAGGGTTACCGTACCCAAGTCACCGAAGTCCACGAAATACACCGCATAAATTCCTCCGACAACGTCTTTACACGGTACCGCGCGACCTTTAGTTAAATCACAAGCCATTTTATTTTTGTTTTATTTGAATTAAAAAAGGGGGCGAGGACATAGCCCAAGCCCCCCTATGATTTACATTAACTCGGATTAAGAGTAAAGGACTACGTCAGCTCCGATTCCGTACTGAACTCCTGCGAAGAAGCGTAGGATCACGCGGATGTTGTCTGACCCGTCAAGGTCAGCCATATCAAGAACGCGAACTTCGTTACGCTCGTTCAAAAGACCTGTTCCGAAGAACATATTGCTTGCTTGAGCAGCGACCATCTTGTTAGAAGGTAAGCCGTTACACATTACAACCTTGATGCCGTCAAAGAACAAGTCTCCGTTGCCGTACCAAGTAGTGCCTTTGTTGTCAACACCATTCGCTCCAAGACCTGAAGTTCCGAATCCACCAAGAGCGCGGACATAAGCCTTTGCTACGTTTTGTGGCACGAAGATTTGTAGGTCTTCCTTGCCATAAAGGGCAGAAGGAATAGCATCTACAACTTTACCAAGCTCTGTGATTACGTTAGCAGCAGTCACGGTGGTAGCGGTTACGTCAATAACGTCAGAGTCAGCAGTCATTAATGAAAGGAATCCAGAGAACTCACCTGCGCTTGCAGCAGTTCCGTTCCAAATGTTCTGCTCAATCTTCTGTGAAGTCTTTGCAGCAACGTGGGCGATAAGGAAGTCAGCAAAAGAAGCAGGGATGCTATCATAAGCAGAGAAACCCATCTGACCACCAATCCAAGAGTCATAGTAGTCTTTCTTGCAAAGCTGCAAGTTCACTTGGAATGGCTCAACCTCAAGAACGCGGTCGGTCAAAGTCAAGGTAGAAGTTGCATCAAAATCACAAGTGGCATCTTTTACGATGTCGTTTGTGTTCACCTTCTGAAGGGTGGTGCGGTAGTTTACGTTTGGAAGAATCTCGATGAGACCTTTGTCAAGCGTGTTAGCAGAAAGAAGTGCAGCAGAGATATACTTGCTTGCAAACGCTCCTGCGTAGTTTGTTGTGATTGAAGTAGTTGTAGCCATTTTTTTATTTATTAACTGTTGATTCGTGCAAGGACTCGGTCAATCGCTCTTTCGGGGCGGTTAGAACTCATCTTTTGGACTTGCTTTGTTTCGGGATTATGTTTGATGGGCTTCGCAGCAGGTGCGGCAGATAGTTCTGCTTTAACCGCAGCCATCTCCTCCTTCTTGGCGTAGCCGCCCATCTCCTCACGCATTCCTTTCATCTCCTCGCGCATCATTGCAATCTCCTCGAGAACCTTCTCAATGATTGCGACAACCGCAGGGGCTTCTTCTACTTCCTCTGCAAGTTCGGTAGATGCTGCGGCCTCGACCTCAACTTCTACTTCCTCTGCTTCGGCAGCAGCTTCTTTGATTTCAGCGATTACGCCTTCTTCGGTGATGACGAGTACACGACCATCTTCAAGGAGGTGTTCGCCAATCGGAGCAGCAACTCGGTCATCGCCACTTACGACAAAGACTTCGTTACCTGCTTCAAATG